AGCCATGGTAATACTTTCCCTCCTGCTGTTTTGGACATGATGGAGAGATTCTCTGGTGTAAGACCAAAAACACATTTCTATGGCGGTGGTGGAGGTTCAATCTATAGCGTTAAAACATTCTTACGAAACTATACCAAGATTACTAAGTTTGTTGAAGAACAATTGGATTACATCCAAGATGCTCATTATCCCACTATTGGTTGGATGGATTGTTTTATGGTGGCTTATTTCTTTCTTTGTGGAAAAGATTACACAGAAAATCCATATATGACAGATACACATCGACATCAACCAGGATTTGATTTTGATGAGTTTGTAAATAATCAACCAAAAGAAATAGAAATCATTAATAACTACAAAAAGTATTATTGGCCGGAAGGTGATGAAATTATAACTTTTAGAACGACATAATATGAATGATATAACGATTGTAACTGCCTTCTTTGATATTGGTCGTGGTGATTGGAGTCCTGATAAGGGATTACCACATTATCTACAACGAACAACCCAAACTTATATGAATCGATTTGCCATTATGGCTAAGTTGGAAAATCCTATGGTTGTTTATACATCTAAAGATTTAATGGATGAAGTAAAATTTTTAAGACAAGATAGACCCACTGAAATATTGGCACTAGATTTCCCTAATAATTTTGAAGTTTTACGAGGAGAAATTACAAGGATTCAACAAGATTCTACTTATCAGTCTAAAATTAATCCAACACAAGTAAAGAATCCTGAATATTGGAATGCTGATTATGTTCTTGTCAATTTATTAAAGGCATCTTTCGTAACAAGGTCAATTAATCTTATTAAGACAGACCTTGTTGCTTGGTTGGACTTTGGTTATTGCCGTGATGTATCGACACTTAATGGTGTCAAGAAGTGGCAGTATCCTTTCGACAAAGATAAGATTCATTTCTTTAATCTTAAAGAATATGATGGAACTTTCATACAGGACATTATTTTTAACAATGATGTTCATATTACAGGTCCTTGTATTGTTGCAGGAAAGAATATGTGGCAACCACTAGAACATTTGGTTCATCATAGTGTTAATGAGTTATTAAAAAATCAACTTATAGATGATGACCAAACTATCTTGTTAATGGCATATTTACAGAAGCCTGAGTTGTTTGAATTACATAAAGTTGATAGTAATGATTGGTTTGTTGCGTTTAAGGATTATAGCGAATGAGAATTTATCTTAATTGTACCGCCAATCTTGGTGATTTTGTTCAATCATTACCAGTATTGTCTGGATTGAAAAAGAGTGGCCATGGACCAATAGAATTCGTCATTAGAAATGAAATGTCCAAGTTCAAAGGCATTAAAGAGTTCTTAATGTATCAAGATATTTTTGAATCTGTTGAATACGATTCTGATTTGTTTATGCAGAATCCTACTATACTAAGTTCATGGACAAGGGAAGATAAGAATGATCCTAATCGACCAATTGAAACTTGCCGTTATGAGAATTGGTTAAAAGATAATTACAAATTGGATTTTGAAGTTGATGATGATTTTGAAATCAAATATCCAAAATTAGATTTACCAATAGAACAACAATGTTATTATGTTGGTGACCGATGGTCAGGCCCACAGATAGATGATAGACGAGCAACTGGCGTATTATCAAATCTTGGTGGTTATCAAGATATGGCCTTCTTAAACTATGATGATGACTTATTGACGAACTGTTATTACATTAAAGAATCAACCAAGCCATTCATTACTAATTTCACAGGTATTGGCATGATTGCTGACCTGTTGAACAAAGAAACTTATGTTGTATGGAAAGCAGAAGATTGGAATCCAGAGTTTCGTAAAGGTGATGACGTAACATGGGACAATGGTAAAGGCATTCAACAAGTATTTGAAAAACACTTTTACTTGAACCGTAAATCAAAACTGGTTCATGCAACTGAATTGAAAGGATTGCTTCGTGATAATTAATATTGAACCAGGAACATTCGGAACAATTCGTAATGGTGATATGATTGGTGTTGCAAATGTATTGGAACACATACGAAAAACAAATAATGATCACACAATTCAATTTCATTTGAAACCTGGTAATATTAACTCAGACACACATTGTCAAACATTCTATGAGATAATGTTGAAGATGACTAACTATTTCACCAAAGAAGAAGGCACCGAATCTTTACCTTGGAGTAAAGTAAATGTTTGGGACTTCCGTGATATCTGTGGAGATTTAGTCAAAATACCTAATAATGCTATAATGGAGAAAAAGATTGTTGTATTTCCATTATTTGATGCACCTTATAATCAATGGCGTAATTGGCCAAAAAATGTTTATGAACAAATCATACAAAATTTCTCCACCAAAGAATATGCTGATTATGAAAAGATAATCTGTAAAAAAGGTGAACCCACCGAAAGTTGCCCATTTGATGGCTGGCGGTATTCTACCAATTTCATACAGAATTATTACCACATTACCACAACAGAAATCTTTGTTGGTGGTGATACTGGTTCTTCCCACTTTGCTTGGGTGCTTGACAAAGGACCTAAAGACCTGTTATACTATGGATCCAGTCGAGCCTTGGTCCACACTTTGCCATTCTATCTTTTAGAAGGAAAAGGCAAAATGTCGAACTACTGGTTGGATTTTGAAGGTACTAAATGGAATAATTGAGTTGTATATATCGAACCCAATATTTCAATTGTTGTACCATAAGAATCCAAAAGTTGTATAAATAAGCAATCGGCAATCAAAGTGTATTGCAAATCTAGTAAGGAAAATCATGTTATCGTTTAAGTCATACTTGAAAGAAGAAACCGAATCAGGTTCCGAACTCAAACACATTCACCATGCTGAAGATAGGCCATTGATGCATGGTCATTCTGGTTTTGAACATGCTCATGAAGCTTTGATGAAAACTCATGCTCATATGACTGGTGGACATAATAATACTAATTTGACAATGAAATATGATGGTTCTCCATCAATTGTCTTTGGCCATCATCCAAGTAATGGTAAGTTTTTTGTAGCCACTAAATCGGCCTTCAATAAAACTCCAAAAATCAATCACACAGAAAAAGACATTGACAAGAACCATGGCCATGCTCCAGGTTTAGCAAAAACACTCAAACATGCACTCAAACATCTACCTAAAGTAACACCTAAAACTGGTGTATTTCAAGGTGATTTGATGCATCATGCAGACACAAAGGCCTTACATGAAGGTTATCTTGTGGAAGCCAAAGGTGATGTTTCCTTTACTCCAAACACAATCACATACACCGCTAAAGGTGACGAAGCAAAAAGGATCAAGAAATCTAAAGTTGGTGTGGTAGTACATCACCAATATAGTGATGATATGAAATCAGCCTCACCTCATGTAGATACGAGTAAATTCAAAGAGCACCCGGATGTTCATATTCATGGTGCTGAACACGATACGAGTAAAATTAAACATTCTGCTGAGAATGAGAAGTCTTTTCAAAAGCACATGTCAGCAGCTAAAGAAATACATGATACACATAGTCACAAGATGTATGATTCGATTCATCCAAAACATAGTGGAGAAACTGGCCACCTATCGACATACATAAACAAGACAGTAAGGCACGATGAAGTTCCGAGTGTTAAAGGATTCAAAGAACACTTACATGATGTTCATGCCAAACAAGCAGCTAAAGTAACTACAGAAAAAAGTAAGTCTGAAAAGACCAAAGAAGGCGCATCACAGGTTGCCCATGTTGAAAAGAACAAGGCACACTATGGCAACTTGTTGTCTATGCACCATCATCTACACCAGGCTAAAAATGCTTTGGTTAAATCATTAGAAACACATGAAGGCAAATACCAACACCATATTGAAGGTAAGAAGTCTAAGCCTGAAGGTTTTGTAGTCCATCATGATAATCAACCAACTAAACTGGTTAATCGTGCTGAATTTGCGAAACAAAATTTATTGAAAGTTCGTAAGTGAAATCATTTTTAGAGTTAGTTGAAGAAAAATCACAAGGTGAAAATCACCATGTGATGACCTTTGGTC